TGTAAGGCCTAGCAAATGCACAAAATGCGGATGCGATAAAAGTAGAATTGAGGCACATCATCACAATGGATACGAGAAAGATCATTGGATAGATGTTGTGTTTATATGCACTTCTTGCCACCGACACATTGACAGGCTAATAAAAAACTAAAAAAGTTTAAAATACTTGTTGACTTTGGTTTCTAGGGGTGCGATTGTCCCCCCGACATGACTAAGAAATTACAACGTATTGCCTCGCCCGTTCACACTGTTAAGCTTAACGGGTTCCACCTTATTTTTGACCCTACCCAGCCTCCTGCATCATTGCATGATCGTCGGGTATACTTTGCTAAGCATGGCTCTAGGGGGCTACAGTTATTTGGTTTGGCGTCAAAGCAAGACATTATGGACGCTAAAGTTAGCAGCTAATTTCCAAAACACCAAACCACTAAGAACATGACAATGAACATCAAAGAAATCATCCAGTCAGCTATTTTCGTAGCCATTTTAATCCTCATGGCTTGGGCCGGAGGACAGCCGTAACAGTAATACAGATTATGAATAAATACTTATACAAAGTCATTGCCACCTCAGATGAAACCCCTTGGGCTAAGGTTGAGCTTACTTATTGCAAAGTAAATAAATGGTTTGAGCATCATCGCCTAGTAGAGGATTATGAGTTTGAGTCAGAATCAGAGGCTATAGAGATTTTAAACAAATCTTTAGATCAGTTTGATTCTGATATGATGCTTCGCGTAGAGCTTTGGGATCATCCTGATTATCACGACATTTTTGGATACGACTCAATTACGGTGTATGAGAAACCAGGAGAAAAAGATTTGACGATGTGTGAGAATTAGATACAACCTTTTCAGCAGCAAGCTGCTTTGTGTTTAATTCATATTATTAGTGTGTAACAGCCGGTCCGAGTATTAAGTTGCTCGGGCCGGTTTTTTTGTTTATATTTTTAGCATGGCAGGAGGACGACCCACAAAATACAAACCAGAGTTCTGCGAGACTGTAGTTGAATGCGGTAAAGCTGGAATGGGAAAGGCTGAGATTGCCTCACAGCTTAGCGTCTGTCGCGATACATTGCTTGAGTGGAGTAAAAGTAAGCCAGAGTTTTCCGACGCCATAAAAAGGGCTGAGGAGGAAAGCCTAGCTTGGTGGGAAAAACAGGGTAGAACGGCAACCTTCGGGGGGATTGATGGTTTTAATCCAACTAGCTACATATTCCAGATGAAGAACCGGTTCAGAAACGACTGGAGAGACAAACACGATCACTCCGTAGAAGTCTCCGGCGAGATTGAGATCGTGATTGGAGGAGAGGATGAGTGAGGTGACATTTGAAGAGGTTGAGAAGCTAGGGCAGGTTGAGAGCTACCTAGAGGCTGAAGGCTTCCACAACATCACCTCATTTGCTGAGATTACTGAGGGCGAGAGGATGATAGTAATGATCGCTTCAGATACTCCTAAAGAAATTAACGTCTTCGGCATTTGCTGGAGCGCGGATCATTTCCAGAAACTTAGTGTTAGCGATATTCGCAACGATTTCATGACGGCATATGGCGACGAACAAGACTAGACTAACGCTGAAGCCTCGGAGCTGGGTCAGGCCATACTTGCAACGGACAGAGGATAGAGCTTGTCTGGTAGTGCATCGACGTGGCGGTAAGAGCTTCGGATGTTTGCAGGATCTAATCCTCAAGTGTCACACCCACACGAGAAAGGGTCTAAAGTCATCGCCTTTGCGCTACGGATACTTTGCTCCCACACAAGCGCAGGCCAAAAAGATTGCTTGGAGCTACCTCAAGACCTTCACTCATCAGATACCTGGTGTGATCAAGAACGAGTCGGAGCTATGGATTCGATTCCAGAACGGGGCAGAGATCGGGCTGTATTCCGGTGAGAACTATGAGCGAGCAAGGGGACTCTACTTTGATGGTGTAGTATTGGACGAATACGCCGACATTCCACCAGACGCGTGGGAGTCAGTCATAGAACCGTGTCTTTTAGACTACAAAGGTTGGGCCACGTTTGTTGGGACGCCCAAGGGTAAAAATGCTTTCTGGAGAGTCTACCAGCACTCGCTCAAAGACCCTGAGTGGTTTTCCCTTTGTCTAAAAGCATCTGAGAGCGGCCTGATCCCACCTGACCAGCTAGCTAGGATGAAGGCTACAAGAGACGCTAGTGTGTTTAAGCGAGAGTTTGAATGCTCGTTCTCTTCTGACATACCTGGCACGATCTACGCAAAGGAGGTAGAAGACGCGCTGAGGCTAGGTCATGTTTGCGACTTTGAGCCTAATCGTGGGCCGGTGTGGACGACTTGGGACATCGGATCGCCACAAAACACTGCTGTCATCTATTGGCAGATCGATGGGATGAGGAGGACGGTCATTGACTGCGACATCTCAGCCGGCATGACGCTAGAGGACCGTGTGGGTCATATGCAGGCCAAAGGATTTAACTATGGCGGTCACCTGCTGCCACATGACTCAGCAGCCAGACAGCCTAATGGACTGACATTTGCAGAGGAACTAAGGAAGGCTGGACTGTCAAACGTGCAGACAATTCCTAGAACGCATGACAAGGAACTGCGGATTAACGCGACCAAGAAGGCATTTCCGAATATTTGGTTTAGAGACAAGACAACTACGCATCTTAGGGACGCTCTAAGTCAGTTTCACTACAAGGAAGCTACCGATGGAACAGGATGGATCACAAACAAGATCTCTCACGGCTGGGAGTCTCATCCATCTGACGCCTTCTCAATGCTAGCAGAGGCAGAGCTACACGATATGCTGACAGATCAACAGTCACACGCTAAGCGCCGGCGTAGGCCACGCATCAATGCTGGTTCTGGATACTAAAGTGTCGTTTGCTTGATATTTAAAGATAGTTGACATATTTACGTAAACACGATAAAGAGACTCATGGGATTTCTTAGTCCAAAATTACCGCCACCCCCGCCTCCCCCAGCAATGCCAGACGTAGGCCGCACTGAAGCCAAGAAGATCGCTAAGCGTAAGCGTAAGCGGAGCATGAAGGATTCTAGCTATGCTCAGTCAACTAGAGGTGGAGCCGTCAATCCAAATTACTCGACGGGGAGTAAGACAGCACAGGGTCAATGATCGACGAGAACGTAGATACCATCCTCAGAAAGGCTGAGTCACTTGAGAGTGAGCTTAATGCTTTCAAGTCTCACTGGGATCTGACCGCTAAGTATTTTAAGCCTCAGCTTGATATATTTACGCAGACTCCCCAGTCGCCTGACGTTACCGGATTCTCTGGCCTGTATGACACTACAGGGATTGAGAGTCTAGATACCTACTCCAACGGCATGATAGCCGAGGTATTCTCGTCAAATGAGAAATGGATGATCTACACGCCACAAGACGACCATGAGGTTGATGATGCTGGCCGTAAGTGGTATAACAAATGTTCTGAGTTAGCACTAACTGCTCTCGGACGCAGTAATTTCTACCAGTCGATCAAGCCGGTAGTCACCGATATGGGATGTGGCGGCACTGGATCACTGTATGTTGAGAGAGGAAACAAGAAGCTGCTCAAGTTTTGTTATGACCGTCTAGGCACATTTGCTATTGAAAAGGATGGCGAGGGAGACATTCGGACCGAATACCGGTGGCTCACTATGACTGCCTCGGAAATGGCAGATAAGTTTGGCGAGGATAATCTAGGCAAGAAGGCCAAGGCATCGCTAAATGATATGAAAAAGGGCGGCGAGAAGACTCAGTTCACTGTGATTCATGCGTGTTTCCCTCGGAACAAGAACGGGATCGAAGCCAAGAACAAGCCGTTTGCCAGCATCTACGTCTGTAAAGAAGACAGAATGATTTTAGAAGAAGGTGGATATGATTACTATCCATTCGCTTCACCAAGAGCTGAGATCTGGAATGATTACAACTACGGTCTAGCACCAGCATCCAAGGCTCTGCCGGCAATGAGAGAGTTGAACAAGCTCCGCAGAGATGTGCATGAGGGCGTAGCTCTACAGGTCAAGCCACCTTGGTTAGTGCCATCAGACTCGGTGGATGAGATCTCAACACGGCCTAATGGCGTGACAGTCTTTGATGAGCGTAACGGCATGAAGCCTGAGCAGATGAGACTCTACAACGACATTAACGCCGGCATGGTATTGATGGAGAACGTGACAGAACAGGTTCGTGGATTCTTCCATGCACAGCTATTTGAGGCCGTAGCCCAGAAGGACAAGCAAATGACAGCTAGAGAGGTTGCCAGCATCGAAAACGCTGCCCTTCGCCGCTTCCTGCCTAATTTCAACCAAATCACTACAGAGCTAACACCAATCTTCCAGAACGTGTTCCTGCTTCTGTTTAATGAAGGAGTGTTCCCAGACCCACCTGAGTCTGTAAAGCTTTACCCTGATGGCCCAATGAATGCCGGTATCGTGCCGCTTCCAAAGGTTGAGTTCACCTCGCGCATTGCTCTAGCGATAAGGATGATCGAAAACAACGCTATTGACCGCACTATTGAGCGGATTATGCCAATGATTCAGATCGCTCCAGAGCTTGCCGACAACTTTGACCTTGACCAGATGCTCAGAGATAGCGCCCGCAATGACGGCATTTCTGAGGATGTCATTAAGAATCTTCAACAGGTGATCGAACAGCGCGAAGCCCGCGCAGCAGAGATGGCTCAACAGCAGCAAATGATGATGGCTCAACAAGCTGCCAGCGCTGCCAAGGACGCCAGCCAGGTCGATCCTGAGAAGCTTCAAGGCATGATGCAATAATGGACAGACATACACATAACGGGAAGGTGGTTAAGACCCTCTTGTCTACTACAGAAGGGGACGCGCTGTTGGAATGGATGAAAGTAAAATTTCAATTCGACCAGCCGGTGTTCAAAGCAGAAGACGACTACAACGAGACATCCGCAAAACTACGCGAAGGTGGCCGTCACGTAATCATAGAACTAGAGAACCTAAAACCAAGAAACCCAGATGATTGATCCAAGACTATTTAAATTAGTTGGCGACAAATTCATTCGACAGACCGACATGAAAGAGATCGCCACGCTTGTAGACGGCGAGGTTACAGGGCTTCACCACAAGCAGGAGAAGTTCCGAGAGACTCTAGAGAGCCTGATTGGTGACGCATCGCCAGCGGAGGTTGAGGTTTCTATTAAGAAGCCTAAGACAAAACGGTCTAAAAAGGATGCTCCAGCAGAATACTTTACTAAACGCATGGGCGGGAAATCAGAGCAGGTAGTTGAGTGGAGACGCGAGAACTGGAGCGCGAAGCAGTTCAAGGACGAATATGGCGATCTATTTACGGAAGAGAATCTATGAGACAATACGAATTGATTAGAAACGAAGAAGGAGGAGACGCTGGCGGCGGTGCTGCCGTAGCTGATCCTACAGAAGAATACGGCTCAGACCCATCAACCCCGCCAACCTTTGACACAACAGGAATGTTTGATGAGGATGGCAGGTTTCAAGAGATCGGAGACCGGTTTAAGAACGACAGCGTCGATGCTGACTACATTAACCGGAACTTTAAGGGCAAGAGTCCATCTGATCTAGCCAAGATGCTCAAGGATAACCAGACGGCAGCGCGAGCAAAGTCAGTCAGTTACCCAGGAGCAGACGCCAGCGATGAGGATTGGAGCCGATTCCGTGAAGCTGCCGGTGTGCCAGAGAGTGCAGACCAAGTGATGCCGGAAGACTTTGAGAGCTTCCAGAACGCTACCGGCTGGACTGAAGAGGTGGCAACTCCAGTAGTTGATGCTTTAATCCAGTCAGGAGCGCCAGGACCAGCAATTACTGCCGGATTAGCGGCTGTTCAAGAAGCAGCAGCAGCACAAGCAGAACAATGGCAGGCAGAGGCCCAAGAGCGACGGGAAGCCGGTAAACAACAGCTTCTAGAGGCATTTGGAACTGAGACAGATGCCCGCATCAATGGAGCGACTGTTGCAGCCGAAAAGCTCGGAATCCAAGCTGGGTTAAGTCAGGAGCAAATTGAAGGCGTCAAGCAGGTAGTATCTCAGATTGATAGTCCAGAGCTTACTAGGATGTTTGCTCACCTAAGCGACGCGATCTCAGAGGCTTCCTATAGAGGCCCAGGTCAGACAGCCAAGGTTGATGACTTCCGAGGACCAGCCGAAACAGCTCAGGCAATCATGGAAGATAGTCAGCACCCAATGCACGCTAAATTCATGGCCGGCGACGATGCTGTTCACAAACACGTTGATACTTTGCTAGCAAAAGCGAGAGATATTGCTTAACAAATTTCTAGGTGGTCTCTCTCTTCCCATCTAGCACCGAGCCTCCTCCTCTTAGTCATGTCAGAGGGGGAGGCTTTTTGTTTGACTAAATTGATATTTTAGCTTAGAAGGCTATCCATGACAGCTTACCTAGCTTGCTAGACCTGTCTATACAGCCCCAATTTGGCCGCCCTACATACGCCCCTCGCATGGCCTACCAGCATTAGCTGCCCCAATTTTAGAGGTTTCCGTTCACAGACAGCGGCTTTCGTGAACCAAAACAAAAACCTAAACCTTAAAATATTATGCCAGTTAGTCCAACACTCGCGCTGATCGATCAGTATCAGCCTAAATTTGAAAGTCAGTGGCGTCGTCTTGCCCAGCAGGTCGATAGCCGTCTTAGCGGCGCTGTTAGCGTCAACTCCAACTGCACCGGTGAGGTAAACTACCGCGACCAGATTAAGCCTATTGACGTTTCGTCACTTGGCACTCCTAGTCAAAACCGCATTGCTGCAACTGCAATTTCTGAAATTGAAACCCAGAAGCGCGCAAACTACCCTGAGAAGTTCCAGGCAGTTAAGCACTTTGACGAGTTTGATGAAGTATGGCTTGCGGAGCAGTCAAAGCCCACATCGCAAACCTTCCTTGAGTTTAAGGCAGGATTTAACCGCAAGATGGATGATCTCATTATTGCCGCTGCTACCGGAACTGCAAAGACCGGTAACAATGGCGCTGTAAGCACAACTCTTCCAACCGGCCAAGTTATCTCTGTCGATACTGGAGGATCTGGATCTGGAATGAACCTCGCAAAAATCCTTGATGCTAAGCAGCTCATGGAAGAAAACGAGGTATTTGGCCAAGACATTGACGGTGATGACGCTTACCTTGTCCTTAACGCCAAAGCCCTTCGCGGTCTTTATGATGAAGCTAAGATTACTTCTAGTGATTACGCCGGCGAACTCCAAGCTCTCTACAACGGAGAGATTGACCAGTTCCTTGGTTTCAACTTCATTCGTACCGAGCGCCTTGCAGTCGCTTCTAATGTTCGCACTTGCTTTGCTTTCGTGAAGTCAGGTATCGCACTTGATATTTGGCAGAATCCTAAGTTTAAGCTTAGCGAGCGTAACGACTTCAATGATGCCGCCCAGCTTCGCGGAACTGCCGCAGCAGGAGCCACTCGCCTTGAGGAAGTCAAGGTTGTAGAGATTCCTTGCGACGAGTCCTAGTCCATAGCAACCACAACCAAGGGTCCGTCTGTCTTTCGGGGCGGGCGGGCCTTTCCTTTTTATGAGCAAGATCATTACCGACATCGACATCGCCAACCAAGCGCTTGGCTATTTGGGAGAGCAGACAATTGCAACAATGTCTGAAAACACCAAGGAGGCACGGCAAGTCTCGCTCCACTTTGACCAGACGCTCCGTGAGATCATGGAGAAGCATAGGTGGTCAGTAGGCCGGAAACGAACTAGAATGACGCTATTCGGCGCAACACCAGATTTCGGGTGGTCTTACGCTCACATTATCCCAGAAGACTGTCTTAGGGTCTTAGATTTGTTTGAGCTTTCAGAAGAGACGCCCACACCAAACCCAGTTCCTATTCGCAAGTTTGAGAAGGAGCCTGGGCTTATCCTTAGTAACATTAAGCATTGCGGCCTAGTCTACATCAAAGAGGTAATCTCATCAGATCTGTCACCACTTCTTGTTAAGGCTCTAGCAATCAAGCTGGCATCAAAGCTAGCAATTCCCCTCGGTGAGTCCAGACTGGCCGGCGATCTATCTAATATGGCCGACAATGCCATCAAAGACGCATGGCTGAGCGACGCAAGACAGTCACGATCAGGAGAAAACTCTGACTTCCTCCAAAGATCTGAAGAAAACCACGCCGAAAGCGGAAGATACAATGCCTGAGTTTTTGCAGTCTAACTTTAATGGTGAGTGGTCTCCGCTCATGCTTGGCCGTGTAGAGCTGTCACGATACGCTACATCGCTAAGAACGATGGAGAACTTTGCCCCGACCATACCTGGCGGCGCGAGAAAGCGACCTGGCACTGAATACATTGGCGAAGTCAGAGACTCATCAAAGAAAACACGGCTTGAAAGCTTCACGTTTTCTAATGAGCAATCTTATTTGCTGGAATTTAGCGATATAAAGTTACGGTTCTGGAGAAACGGGGTGTTATTAGGCGATATTAAAACAACTCCTTACACTGAGGATGATGTGTTTAGCCTTAGAATGACATCGACAAACGACATTGTTTATATCGCCTCACCTAATCATGCTCCTTATAAGCTAACCAGAACATCTGACACTACGTTTGATTTTGCAGCGCTTGAGTTTGAGAACCAGCCGTTTGAAGATCAGAATTTAACAACGACAACAATTACACCCTCTGGGACAACTAGCTCGGTAACACTTACTTCATCTGCTCCTTTATTTGTGTCTGAAATGGTGGGAAGTTCTTTTGAGATAACTCATTTAAAAGCAAGAGAGGTTTATGAAACCACTGCTGATAGAACTAATGGTAGCCCTGTTGGTTGGAATTCAACAAATTCCTACTCTCAAGGAACAATTATTTTAGACCAAACTGGAAACGCTTTAGATTATTATTTGTGCATTTCTGCTTACAACGGGCAAAATAATCCAAGTAATGATCCTATTTCTAACTATCCTTCTAACTTTGAAGCTGGGATTATTGCGAAAGACAAAAACAATAATCCTATTATTCATTACGTCACTGGAGCCTGGAGTCTAAGAACTGAAGGCGATTGGAACAATGAGTGGGTTTTGCAAGAGTCTTATGACAATCAGTCTACTTGGATAACAAGGCATTCATTAGTTTCTGATGATGGTTCTGATAATTACACAAGAGAAGGAGATGAGACAGGTAACCCTGTTTGGTTTAGGCTTGTTCTTTTTAGTGGGAACAGCGAGAGAGACCCTTTTACTTTTACTATTGCAGAAACAGAAATATCTGGAGAAGCATTAATTAATTCTGTTAATACAGTAAACAATACTGCAACCGCTACTGTTGTTGCTACAAAACCTTTGTTCAGCACTGATGCTACAAGTCTTTGGGCTGAGAATGAATGGAATCCTAGAAAAAAATATCCTAAGCAGGTGTTCTTTAAAAACAACCGGCTTTGCTTTGCTTCTACCAAGGCAGACAACCAAGCTATTTGGGGCAGTGAAGTAGATAAATGGGATAACTTTAAGCGTGGCATACAAGAAGATTCGCAGCCATTTAAAGACGTTCTAAGGACCGGCAACCAAGATCCTATACAATGGGTATCCGAGCAGTCAAAGACGCTTCTAGGGCTATCCTCGCAGATAAGAAACCTAACCGGTGAAGACGGGTCGTCTATTCTAGCGCCAGGCAAGAACAGCTCGGCAAGACAAGCCGGTCGCGGCGCTGCTGACTTAGAGCCTGTAGAGGTTGATGACTTTACATTCTACGTCCAGCTAGGAGGCAGGATCATCAGAGGTCTCACAAACGATTATGAGCGTGGCGTTTACGCTGCTGCTGATATGACTAGAGAGGCTGAACACGTAACTAGAGGTGGCGTCAAGCAGATGGCGTTTCAGCTAAACCGTGTTTCTACGCTATACGCCGTCACAGGAGAGGGTATTGCTGCCTGCCTAGTGTTTGATCCAGAAGTGGAGAAAATGGGCTGGTATCGCCTTAAAACGCAAGGAGGTACAATTGAGTCAGTTGCTATCCTTCCAGCTACCGGAGAAGAAGACGAGGTCTACTTTGTCGTTAAAAGAACCATTAATGGAAGCACCAAGCGCTACATTGAAAGGCTAAAGAACGATCAGATCAGAATTCAAGATGACGGCCTACAGGACGATATGTTCTATGTCGATTGCGGCACTACGATTACCGGCACTAATATCACAACAGTTACAGGCTTAAATCACCTAGAGGGCAAAGAGATACAAGTTCTTGGAAATGGTGATTACTTAGGCAAATTCACAGTAGCCAGTAATTCAATTACAATACCCGCCAGCGACAAGGTGACCTATGGCTTGCCTATTGAGGCCAAGCTATGGCCAATGCCGTTAGAGGGCATTACAGCGTCAGGAACGACCTCTGGAGACAAAAAGCGAGTCAAAGAAATTACGATTGACGTTATGAACTCACTTGGAATCCAGACAAAAGACTCACCAGATGACACTAAGGAGCCTACAGATCTTACTCCAAGACAGTCTGATGCAGACCTTGGATCATCGCCGGCACTCTATAGCGGCAAGCTTGAAGTCAGAAATACTTTGCCAAGATCGTTTGATGGTAATGTTTTTTATCAATCAGATATTCCTTTTGGCGTATTTATCCGTAACATCATTACTAAATGGGAGAAGACCAGCTAACCTTGAAACCTTATTTTCCAGAACATTATCCATTGCTTTGCCAATGGTGGGACTCACACGGCTCTCTGAGGGCTAGTAGGTCTGATTTGGAGTCTGGTATAGGATTGGTGGCAGAAAGCGATTCTAGGCCCGTTGGAGCGTGTTTCTTGTATGTTACAGGAGCGCTTGGGTTTATTGAGGCTATGGTTATTAGCCCTGACTCAACTGTGTCCAAGTCTAGAAAGATTGCTGACACTTTATTTAAGGAGTTACAAAAGATAGCCAAGGCAGAAGGCGTTAACAAGCTGATCGCTTTTGTTCAGTCTAAAGGCATGGTCAGGGAGTGTTCTCGCTCAGGTTTTACACAAGTCGGGCCACCTATGGCGCAAATGGTTCAAACAATATAAAGAAATGGGACTTCCAAACATTTTAATGGGCGCTGCAACTGCAATGAAAGCGGGTGCATCAATTCAACAAGGGCAGATGGCAATGCAGTCTGCTAGGTATAATGCGAGAGTTATTGCGCGGCAGGCTGAGCAGGAGGCAGAAGCTTCGTTAGAAAGCATGGCTCGCAAGAGAACTGAAAACGAAAGAGCGTTATCATCGATTAAACTCCGTATGCAAGAGTCTGGACTTGATACGACTCAGGGATCTAGCGCGGATTACTTTGATGAGGCCACTTCAAGACTTGAATTACAGATTTTAGACGAAGCTAGGCAGATGTCATTTAGAGATAAGGCAAGGCGCAACGAAGCTCAGATGCAGATCTACCAAGGAAAAGTAGCAAGAGCTAACGCGCAAGCTACAGCAATGGGCCAGCTTATAGGAGGAGCAGCTAGGATTTCTAGCAAAATAAAAGCCATAGAGGACGCAACTCCAGGATTTAGTAAAACAAAAACTTTTTAAGTTATGCCACAATTACCAAATTTAACAGGGCCAGCAGTCCCTCCAGAGCAGGCAGCAGGAATCAGAGTTGGAGTCCCTTCTACTTCTGGTCTGCAAGCAATAGCACAAGCTGTTGGATCGGTAGGCGAGGAAATGCACGCTGCTAAGATGGAAATCTTGCAAGAGCAAAACAAAATTGACGTTTTGCGAACTGAAAGCGAATACGGCGCTTTTATGGAGGCTGAGCAGCAAAAACTTAACTTTAATAATCCTTCTAGCTGGGACGATCAGTTAACAAAAGCATCAAAAGCATTTAAGGACTCCCTAGCCTCCAAGAATCTATCTGCTGACGCAATGAGTTCTCTTAATACGAGGCTTATGGCGTACGAGCAGAAGATTATGAGAAGCGCACAAAGAGACGCTCGCCTTGCTCAAGTTCAAATTATATCTGGAGAGTTTCAGAACCGGCAAGATTCTTATCTAAAAAACAGGGATTATGAAGGAGCTATAGAGAACCTTAAAGAGTCAGCGTATAGCCTAAAGATGCAAGATCACGAAGTGGAGAGTCGTGTATCAAAAATTAGAGAACAACAAACCTTAGATGCATTGCAAGATGCTGCATACGATGGGAATGTTGCTGTTTTTGAAAAAGACATACCTGGTATTTCAAAGGCTCAACAAAGAGCATTAAAGTCATCGGCAGAAAGCGCTTTAGCTAAAAAGAAAAGAAACCAATCTATTGCTGCAATGGATGGTATTTATGCGAATTCTATTAACACAAAAGAAGATATTCTTCGCGTAGCTCCAGACCTAGGCGCGGCGCAAACAGCAAAGCTTCTTGGTGTTATTGAGGGTAGAGACAGCGATGAAAGAAACAGAATTATCGCTACTCCAGAATACCAAAAACAATTAATTGGAAATGTTTCTGCACTTATACGAGACTATGATCCAAACGGAGAAGATGCGGATGCTAATTTTATCAACATACTAGATCTGTCAGAACAGATTCAAAGCAGTAACTACAAAACTCATTTGCAAGACAAGATTGAAAAAATT